CCTGTAAAACCATTTTACCAATCAAATTGATAATAGTGGCATTTGCAACTTTATCACCTAGAGAAGCATCATAAGAAAATGCAACGTAATTACCTGCATAATATAAACCCCATGCTGTTGCTGAATTGTCCCCTGTTGTTGAAAATACAGCATCATCCAGAGCACCTAAAATTGAATCCGGTACAATTCGATTCAATTTACTTTCAAGCCTTGGAACGTCTTTAAGCATATTTTTATGAACACGAATTAAAGCAGAATAATCAAGTACTTTATACTCGATAGACTTTAATTTTAAAGATGATTGACCTGGAGCAGCACCCTCAACTGTAACATCTGCACCATCAACATAGGAATAATCAACCATAACTCCCATATACTCACCACTAATTGGATCTGTAGGGAAAATTACGTTTACATGCTGGTCTTTATTTATGTTAATCTGCACCTCCTGCATCGCATAATCGGTCAAAGCTCCAATTGATGTCCCTGGCGTAGACCCCGGCAACTGAGTTAAAGCAGTTGTCATATCAATAGCAGTCTTTGTTTGAATCTTAATATCGTTACGCTCCCACCCTTTAATTATTGTGGTTTTTTTCCCGGTAATTTGATCAATAACAACTTCGTCAATTAATCCATCACGTTCAAGTGATTTACGAAAAATAGTTCCAAATCCAAATTTTTCATTAACTTTAGATTTCGGGTTTTCGCTTAATGCTTTTAATTTAGAACCTTGATCCTGCATTGACTTTTTCACTTTCCCCAATTCATCACTCAATTCTTTAAGTTGTAAATTAGTAAAATCCTTAGCATTTTTCTCCAATTTATCCAGTTCAACATCAACTTCACCCTTAGTCATTTTACCTTCGGCTGCTTTTATCGCGATGTCCTTAAACTCGTCTTTGAATTTTGTTACCGCGTTTATTGCTTCGGAATTTACTTTTTCCAGCAATTCCTTTTGCTCTTTCTCTTCCATTTTTATGATAATTTAATGTTCTTAATTAAAAATTTCCACATCTCTTTTTGAGTGCCTTGTTTTAACGGCTCAACTATTTTGGCATGAGTGCCTTGTTTTGGCGGCTCAACTATTTTGGCATGAGTGCCTTGTTTTGGCGGCTCACTTTTATTATTTTCTAAAGTTGGTGTAACAAAATTGCTACCTAAAGGGACGGCACTCCCTTCAATCGCTTTAGCTTCCAAAACATACCAGAAGTAACCTTTGTCATCAACTGCTTTTTTATTGGCAATCTCTGGATAATATTTTTCCCATGCAATAAATTCATTTGGGTAATCTTCATCGTTTATTGCCATATCATATTTTACATATCGCATACCAACGGAATGATTTTTTACCCAACCATTGGCATATTGTTCGAACATCTTTTTATTGCGCTTTTTCTCAATTATAGATTCAAAAACTAATGCTTGAGTTTTGCCTTCAAAATCAAATCCCAATTCATTCCATGTATAATCTTTTACGTAAGCTTTTAAATTTTTACCCTCTGAAATAATATGAGAAAATTCCATCTTATGCTCCTGAAGGTGCATAAGCATTTTATTCTCTTTTAAACTTTTATTCCAAAGTCCACGGATATGAACATCAAAATGAGAATCCATTAAATTCGTGGTGTTGATGATAACAATGACTTTTAATTCATCCAAAAATGAAACATCAATAGGTTCGTTTGCTTTTTCAGTATCTTTTTTCAACATTGAAATAGTTGGCGCGAATGAAATACAATCAGCAATCTTTAAATTTGCTTTTTTTTGTGCAATCAAACTATCCTTATTTTTAAATAAAAATTCAAATAATTCCTTTTTAGTTTCAAACTTTTCGCCGCTGTATGTTTCCATAACTTTACTTTTTAATCAGTTCCCTATTGTCGAATTGCTTTTGTTTCAATTTACTTAGCCTCTTAATTTCCTTCTTCGTTGGTTTCCTTTCCATTTCTTTCGCTTTTTAATTTATCCCCGTCGCTAATTATAGGCAAATCTATTAATTCTAAATATTGGTTTTGTGTAATTATATCGTTTTCGTAAGCATCTTTTGCAGTCCGTCCTTTTAAATTCAATGCAATGGCCTTTTCTTTGAAAGCATCCTGCATAGCAGGGACGTGATCCCATGTGGTTTTAATCTCAAAACCATAATCAAAAGTGTTTAACCTGTAACTCCAGTAAGAATCTTCGTCTTCGACCATCGGGATAACAGTGTCCTGGTAAAATCTTCTTACTGATTGGATTTGATTTTCATAAGTTGCCCCGGCGATGTATGTCTTAATTAGTTCCGGGGGTATTCCAAATTCATTAGAAATCAACATTGCATTATTTGAAAACTCTTTATAAATTCCAATTTCTTCCGAATTCATTGTAGTTTTGAAATAATCTAACGGTACCGGAGACAATAAAAAAGGGTTTTGTCCGCTCAATAATCCATAATCACGCTTAAATACACTATCAATATTCTTTTTCTCATCAGGACTTAATGACACTGTTCCGCCATCGCCACCCATTTTTTTAACTGAAATAATTCCCCCCGCTGCTCCACGGTGCGACAAAATTGTATTCATCGCTTCGAATGCTTTTTGTGTGTTTGTGATTGGATATTTTAAAACTTCTAATTTCGAAATACCCATTACAGTAGCCATTTCACTGGAAATGTTTACCTCATTAAAATGAAGTATTTCTTCCGGTGAAAAATATTTGATCGGATCAAAATTATTTAAAGCGTACCTGCTGATTATCCCTGATATTTCTGTCTGGTCAAATATTTTTCCTGTTTGTTCAACATTAACAAATTGACTAGGTAAATTTACCAGTGTATTGATATTCAATAAATCGATTTTAGAGTTAAACCCGATTGGCATGTTTGCATAAACATAACGATTACCAAATGTTTTTAAATAGAATGTACCTTGGAATGCAAATTCCTTGGCTGATTGTAAGGGGTTTGGACGTTGTACAAGTAATTTGTAAGCTTGTTTTATTGCGGGGTTATTTTCTGTCCAGGGAATTATTTCGCCTGAGTTTATATCAACTGCAATTTTCTTTCCGTTACTTGATGCTGTTGCTAATAAGTTGATTGCACCTTTTACAATCGGGTTAAACCTTACGGCATCTTCAAAATCCTGTGGTTTTGATAATGAAATCCAACGGGGTTTGCCAATGTTGTAATCGTAATTTTTGAGTAAAGATTGACTAGAATTGAATTGAGAATGCAAACGGTTTTCACGTCCTATTCTCCAGTCATTTATTAACGATGAAAAGATATTTGACATTAAAAATGTACAATTATTTTACACAAAGATAAAACAATTTCTGTAAATGTCAAATATTTTTACAGATGTATGATTTTTTTACGTTTAATATTAGTTCACATGACATACCTTTTATAACTACTATTCTAAATTTTTAGTTTTAATTCATCTCAAAGATAAACTAAACAAACAACAAACACAACAAAAAGAATGTAATTTTACCGAATTGAGACAACATTACTTAAACATTCCAAAATGCGCCTCCAAATGCGCTGCACCACCTGCCAAAGAATCAGGAGCATCATCTTCCTTTTTTGAAGTCTTCAATAACCTATAAACTTGGTTCATAAATTTTTCAGTTGTAGGGTTTGGGTTCTCAGGGAAACGAAAAAAATATTTAATAATCCCTGCCATGCTTAATATACGCGCCATTTTATTGCCCTTAGACCATTGTCCGTATATCTCGATACCAGGCAAAAGTTTCGTTATGCGCCGTTTAAAATAAGCCCCGGCTGAGTTTGTTTCACATACTATCTTTCTAATTGATTGCTCTTTTGTTTTGCTCAATATTTGGCTTTCTTGAATAGTTAAATTTTCCTGATCAAATATTGCGTCAAACAAATAAATATAAGGTTCAACCACTTGTAACAATGGCATAGCAAAATAATCCGCACCCTCATCGGCTGTATCGATGACCGCAAATGTCCAACCTTGCATTACTGTTTTGCCGTCAATTATTTCAGTAGGGATATTTTTATAAGTCTTTAGCGAGGACATCGGAAATGCTTTATTTTCGTTGTCGCTAATTGCCTCGCACATATAATTAGCGTAAAAAATCATTCTGGTTTGTGAATCTACCAACATTCTTTTTTTAAGCTTCTCAAAAGCTTCGCGCCCCATCAATTCATCGCATAGCATTTTATCAGTTTCAGCGTTATAGATAGGCATGGAAAGAATATACCACTCCTCCCCCTCGGTTTCTTCCAATATAGCCTGTGGATCGCGTTCACCCCACAAAGTAGCACAAAATATTTCTTTTACCTCCCCAGCTTCTGCACTGTTGCGACTGGAAAATGTACCTGAAAACCATCGCCAAATCTTTTCTAGTGCTACTTCGCTCATTGCCTGTTCAGCATCCTTGACAATGTCGTCAACTATCCGAAGGGTTGCACCTTTCCCCGTAACTCCTCCGGTTACGCCAACACCCAAATAATTAAAATGTTCTCCTTCCAAAGCCCACTTCTGAACTGCTTTATCGCCGTGTTTCAGTTTTGTTTCTGGAAAAATATCGGAATAAACTATTTGACTAGGTAGATTTTTAACTTCCATAATCCCGTCCCTGGTGTACCTTGAAAAATCTGTTGCCTGTGAATCCGAACGCGACGCAGTTATAATTCTTTCTTGACGGTTCAATCCAAGTACCCATTTTGTAAAATTTACCAGTGTGCGGCTCTTGCCGTGCTGTGGTGGGATTCTGGTAATTAATTTTGTATAGTAACTCCCGTCTGGTTTTAATAGTTTGTTATTATAAAATTTGTCTAAGGTGTCGCAAAGGACTTTTAAATGTGGTTTTTTATCGTTGTAAAAGTCCGGTTCTAGGGTGCTGCAAAATTCCCAAAAATTATGTTTCGATAATTCAATATTTAATTCCCTGTCAAAATTCATTCTGGTTTTTTGCCATACTTTAATTGATAAAGCTCTTCAAAGGTTTTACCCTCCAAACCAGTGCTTTGCGTTAATGAGCCGTCTGGATTTGTTATCCCTAACGATTGAAACGCCCGACCGTCAAACATTTCCTGAATTAATTTGATAGCCTGGAAAGCGTTAGAATTATTACCCATTGCCATTGATTGAAGCTTCAAAGCCATTGCCGTTTGAGTGGAAATTTTAAAAATATAAAACTCTTTGCCGTCTTTTTCTGCCATTTTCAAAAACTGCTCTTTCGGTATTGGAAGCTCACCATCTTTCAAAAGGATTTCTTTGAGCTGGTTTTTAATTGAGACAGGTTGACCTTTACGGTTAATATTCTCAGGATGTTTATCCAATCCTGCTGTATTTATTTTATCCCCAAAATTCTCTTTCATATTGAGTTGTTTTTGAGTTGTAAACTATGTTTTTAGTTTGAACCATTGGATGTTTATTTGTGTTGCTATTTTAAATTTCAGATTTAAACAACCACCTGCCACATACTGAGCATTTATATTGGTTTTTTCCTTTTTTAATTTTCTTTTCAACCCATTCTATCCGTGCCTGGTAGCTTAAATCTTTTACTTTATGCGATTTGCAAATTTTCACAACATCCCGGCAATATTCATTTTTTAAATCTTCTGTAATTGGCTGATCTTCTAAATCTGATTCTAATTGTTTACAAAAATCGATACCATAATTAACAGATAATATTAATGCTTCTGTTATATCAGTTACCTCTTTTTCATGGGTCAACTGTATTTCCAAACGTTCAAATCCACGGGTAATTTTTTCACTAATATTACCTCTTCTGCGAAATCTTATTCCATGGGATCCAAGAAATTCGATTATCGTTTCATCTAATATACTTTCATCAGTACAATTCACTTTAAAATACAATAACCGCAAATCTGTTTCGTCCATTACTTCATAAAGTAAATACGTTATTTTAAACAGATTATACGCCAATGGACATTCTTTTTTAATTTGATTCCAATTTTTCATTTTTGTAGTTTTAGTTATTTTTCATTTCAAAAGTAATTATTAAAATAGATTATTTCCACCACTGCCAGAACAATCACTGCAATGGCAATTATATATACCCTGTTAATCTTTCTTTTCATTTTGTCGTGTGTTTGCACAATAATTAAAAAACAATATCAAAAAAACTGCAAAAATATAAATCAAAACAATTATTAAAATTTTCATATCGTTTAATTTAAGCAGTGAAAAGGGATGACCGCAACAAATATAACTCCCTCATCGCTTTGCGCCTGGTAACATTCCCAACCGCATTTACAAATTTAGTCTTTTTTGGAGTAATATCAAAATAAATATAAGTATGATTAATATTTTATTCATTGTCAATAACAAATTTAATCCCAAAAATATTAATAATATTCCTGAAATTTTTAACTCCGTTATAACTCATATTATTCTCTTTCGAATACTCAGGAATAGTTTTTAAATTCAAAAAATCCCCTGCAAGTGCAATTAATTGAACCAACGCATCGTTTGACCATTTACCGGAATAAATTTCTTTTCCAATTTCTTCTAATCTATTCATTTCAAAATCAGTTAGTTCCATGTAGTTCATTTTATTGTATTAAATATAGCCT